TTTTCCCAGGCCACCCGGCAGAATGCAAATAGACTTGTATGTACACAATACGGGGGGTACCATGTACAAAAATTTTGGGAAAATCCCCTGGTCAGGAAAGGAAATGTCCGTGGATGTTGACGACCCTTATTTCGACCCTGACGACCCCGCTTCGGACCATCTTCTCTACGGGGGAGATCCCCTGCGCATACTGCCGGATGCTCCTGAGTTCGCTCGAGGAGGAGAGGAGGCTGAACCGGGAGCTACTCGGCCTCTCGCTCCCGATGCAGCCGACATCGCCGCAGCCGCTGAGCGTGATCTCGCCGCCGCCCGTGCCGCAGGAGTTGCCCGACGTGCTGGACGGGCTGACACCGGAGATGCAGGAGGTGCTGACCAGGGAATACGCCGAGGAGATGAGCAAGCACCCCAAGAACCTGAGCGTGAACCCGCAGGTGCCCCAGATCATTCCGGGACAGGTGAACTTGAGTCAGTGAAGCTCTACCTGGCCGGCAAGACCAAGGCCCATGGCAAGTCGCGCAAGAATCCTGCTTCCCCGTCGGTGGGCAACCACCACTTCGATGCGGCGGATCTGGTGTTCGAAGCGGGAACCATCAAGATCCTCAGGGACGGGCGGTGCGAGATCCACCTGTTCGTCCCCTACGACCACGTCGCGGAGGCTCTCAAGCTGCGTGCCTCCTACGGCATGCTGCTCCAGGGCAGGATCTCCCCGGTGAGGAGGAAGGCCCCATGACCAACGTCGTCCCGTGGTTCGACATCACGGCCCGGAGGAACTTCGAGCGCCTGCTCACGGTGCCGCCGAGCAACATCTTGCAGTTGGGCTGCTTTGCCGGCGACGCCACGCGCTGGCTGCTGGACCGCTTCCCCTCCGCCGCCATCACCGACATCGACACCTTCTGCGGCTCCGACGAGCACGCCGAGTTCGACATGGCCCAGGTCGAAGCCCTCTACCGGGCCCGCTTCGCCGAGGAGTGGCGGCTCGAGACGCTGGTGGGCCGCACGGTCGACCTGCTGCCCAAGATGACCGGGCGGTGGTTCGACTTCGTCTACGTCGACGCCGACCACCACGCGCCCGCCGTGCTGACCGACGCCCTCTTGGCCTGGCCGCTGCTCGCGCCGGGCGGGATCATGGCCTTCGACGACTTCACCTGGGGCCGGGGTCTGGACTCAATGGAGCGGCCCGAGCGGGCGATCTCGGCCTTCATGGACCTCTACGCCGCCCACTTCCGGCTGCTGGCGATGAACACACAAGTATGGTTGCGCAAGGATGACTGAACCCGCCCTCAGTAACGAAGGAGGGGACGATGGGTGAGTTCAATATGGCCCGAGTCCGCAGTTTGATCAGTGAACGCAACAGCGCATCCAAGCGAGCAACCCTGCTGCGCGACGAACGGGACATTTTGAAGGCCGAGAACGCCCGCCTCCGCGCCCGGCTAGACGCCGTGAGGGAAGCCGCCCAACGGGTGCTTGATACGGCGAACGACGACGGGGTTCCCATCTCCCGCCTGGCGAAGTTCGTCCCGTTGCAGACTCTCGACCTTCTCGCCGCCGCCCTCAGTAACGAAGGAGGGGGCGATGGGTGAGCCGACCATTCACCTTTGCACGGCAACCGATGTCGGCATGGCCGAAACCTGCATGTGTTGTGGTGGCTGGGTGTACGCCGAAGGCAACACCGTTCCGATCCCTGGCAGCAGTCCAACCCTTCAATACTGCTCCCAGGAGTGCCACGACGACTGGGAGGGTTTTCTGCACGAACTTTCCGCCGCCCTCAGTAACGAAGGAGGGGACGATGGGTGAGAACTATGGCGGTCAATGCCCCGTTCATTATTTACCGCTCCCCTGTTCTGTTTGTCAGACGGAGTTTGGCGATGAGGAAACGGTGGGCGAAATGGCTGAGCGGTATGGCAAGCGTGCCGTTGTTGCCGAAGCCGAGAACGCCCACCTCCGCGCCGCGTTGGAGGCGATGCGGAGTCACGTCTTTGACTCCACCGACGAGGAAATGTCTCCCGCGATAAGACGGGACTTGCTTGGCATATGCGTCGCCGCCCTCAGTAACGAAGGAGGGGAATGATGGGCCGCTTTGGGAGGCATCATGACCGCCGCCCTCAGTAACGAAGGAGGGGACGATGGGTGAGGCGATACGGCTGCACCTGAACGGCGGTCCACGGGACGACACCTACCTCGATCACTGGACATCAACCTTTGAAGTAGCGGCGCTGGTCGGCGGGATCAACTCGATGGCTGCAGCCGTTGACAACACTCGTCCGGTTCCGGTGAAGCGTGGGCGTTACATACTTCGCCTAGATGGACTCGGCCAACCCGTGCCACACAACCTCGAAGGATTCGTAGAAGCGGATTGGCAGGGATGGGATGCCGCCCTCAGTAACCAAGGAGGGGACGATGGTTGAGGGTATAGGGGTAGTTCTGCGCATGGTCCGAGAACTGAACGAGGCCAAAGCCGAGAACGCCCACCTCCGCGCCCAGCTAGAGGCCGCGAGGGATAGGTGCAACGACATTCTTGAGGCCAGTGGTCCCGTTTTGCTTGCAGACGTGCAGCACGTCCTCGCCGCCCTCAGTAACGAAGGAGGGGACGATGGGTGAAGTTGTGCATCCGTTCTCCGATGAGGAGTGGGCTGAGATTGTGGAGGAACCCCGCATGATCCACCTGTACGACGCCCGCCAAGTGGTTGCGCTCCTGGCGAACGAACGTCGCCTCCGCGCCCAGCTAGAGGTCGCAGAAAAGGAACTGGCTGTCGCAAAACGAATCGTCACTCGCTACCTGCCCGAGCTTCTGGAGGCTTTCGCCACAGAACTCGCCGCCCTCAGTAACGAAGGAGGGGGCGATGGGTGAGAGGCTGAAGCTCGCTTACGCCGACCCGCCCTATCTCGGCTGCTGCAAGATTTACGGGCATCGCCACCAAAAGCCCTACGGGTGCTGGGACGACCCGACTACGCACATGCGAGTACTTGAGGACTTGACCGAGTTCGACGGATTCGCCTACAGCATGACCTCACAGTCCCTTGGTGCCATCCTGCCATTGGCCGAGAAGTTGAGAATGGACTACCGCATCGCCGCGTGGGTCAAGCCATTCGCGGCATACAAGGCCAACGTCCGCATCGCGTACACCTGGGAGCCAGTTCTGTTTTGGCCTGGCCGTGACTCGTCCACGGACGGGGCTCCGGTTGGGCGTGACCATCTGGGCGAGCCGATAACGCTGCAAAAGGGACTCACCGGAGCCAAGCCAGAGCGGTTCTGTCGGTGGGTGCTCGACCTCATGGGCTATGTCCCTGGCGACGATGTGACCGACATATTCCCCGGCACGGGCGTTTTGGAACGGGTGCTCGACCAAGGAACCTTTGTGTTCGCTGCCGCCCTAAGTAACGAAGGAGGGGAGTGATGGAGAACCTTGTGAATCGTCCGATAGAGAAAGGAAAGGGGGTGAACGATGAAGCATCTTTGGAAGTTGGGAGTCGGTGCCGCAGTGACGGTGACGACACTGGCCGTGACGACCGCCCCGGCGTGGGCGTGGCACGTCGGCCACAATCCACTGTGGCACGTCGGTCACTAGCCGACCTGACCCGTGAGGAGAAGCGCCTGTTGGAGGAGCGGCGCTTCTTCCACGGCATCTTCATTCCCCTCAGCCGATGAACAAGGACGAACGCGCTGAGATCGTCTACCGTCTGCTCCGGGTAGGAGTACCGCCTAGCGCAGTGGCCAAGGCCCTCGAGATGGACGTGGACACCATCCGGGGGGTCTTGGCCCACATCCACACCGAGGCCTACGGCACCGACGAGATCGCCGAGGCCATGACCCACCTCATCTGGGTGGGCTACGAGACGGCGCTCTACGAGATGCAGTACGGCACGCCGGCCTCCAAGGCCCGGTTCATCCAACTGGTGCTCGCCCGCTCCATCGGCCTCGCCGGCAAGAGCACGCCCGAGACATCGGAGAAGATCCGCGCCGCCCTCGATCAGATGGCGGCGGACATGGCTCCAGAGATCCAACTCGCCGAATCGATCTACACGCCCTCGGACTAATGCCCCTCCACCTGACTCCTTGGATGGAGCAGATGGTCATCCAGAAGAAGGATCTGACCGTCGAACCCCTGCGGCTCTCAGAGCCTTTTGCCTGGGCGCAGAAGGGTCTTTGCACGGAGGTAGAGCGCCAGTACAACCTGGGCCTGCCCGTCCGCATCATCGTGCTCAAAGGCCGGCAGGTCGGGATCTCAACCGCCTCGGAGGGCGTGCTGTTCAACTGGTGCTTCCTGCACCCCGGCACCCAGTCCCTCGTCATCGCGCATGACACCAAGGCCTCCCAGCACCTATTCGGGATGGCGAAGCTCATGTGGGAGGAATGGCCTTTTCGCAGCGCCTACCACGAAAAGCACAACAGCCAGAAGTCCCTTGGCTGGCTCGAGACGAGATCGGCCATGTCCGTCTCCACGGCCAAGAACGCCGGGTCGGGACGCAGCTTCACCTACCACGCCGTCCACTGCTCCGAGGTCGGGTTCTGGGAGGACCCCGAGCGCCTGTTGGTCGGGCTCAACCAGTCCATCCCCTACAAGCACGGGACGATCACGATCTACGAGAGCACGGCCAACGGAGTCGGCAACTGGTTCCATGAGGAGTGGCTGCGCGCCGTCCACAAGGACTCCAACGTCATCCCGCTCTTCTTCCCCTGGTTCAAGCATTCGGAGTACCGCATCAACAACACGACGCTGCGAACGGTCGACCTGCTCGAGGAGGAGAGAGAGCTCAGCGAGCGTTACGACCTCAAGCTGCCCCAGGTGGCGTGGCGGCGCTGGGCCATCGCGAACCTGTGCATGGGCGACGACAACCAGTTCCGCCAGGAGTACCCGTGTACGCCGGACGAGGCCTTCCTCTCCACCGGCACCCATATTTTCCCACTGCTCAAACTGGCTGACTGTTACGAGCCGAAGGCGGGGATCACGGGTTTCCTCCACGACGACAACGGAACGATCAAGTTCACACCGGACCCAACCGGTCCTCTGACCGTCTACACCTGGCCCAGCGGTGACCGAGACTGGGGCCGCTACGTTGTGGCGGGCGACCCGTCGCGTTCGACGTACGGGGACCCTTCGTGCATCCAGGTGTTCAACCGCCGGACCTTCGAGCAGGTCGCCGTGTGGCACGGGCACATGGACCCGGTCCCCTTCGCCCATGAGATCATGCGGCTGGGCTACTACTACAACACTGCTTTGATCAACACCGAGATCAACGGCGCGGGCTACGGGACCATCGGCGTGCTGATGCAACTCGGCTACCCCGACATCTGGCGGCACCGCTGGGCGGACAAGTCGCCGGGCAAGCTCTCGCAGAGCTACGGCTGGATGATGAGCTACGGGCGTAAGCACTGGGCCGTCTCCGAGGTGATCAATCTGATCGCGCAGAACGCGCTGACCATCCACGATCAAATCACCTACGACGAGATGAAAAACTTCGTGCAGCTACCAGGGGCGGAGATGGGGCCGGCGTCCGAGCGCGGCTACGACGACGCCGTCACCTCGCTCATGATCGCCATCTGTTCGACCATGACCGAGCCGCCCTTGCCCTACGGGCCCTCCGAGGCGGTCTACAACGACATCGACGGCAAACCTCCATGGGAGGCCTTCGGGTAAGTAGGCTGCTTTCGTGGTCGAATACCAGTACCGGTGCCGCGGCTGCAACCGGCTCTTCGCCTGCGGCCAGCGTGCCGACATCACGACTTGCCCGGACTGCTCGCAGAGCGCAACAAGAGTGTTTGCGTTCACCACGTCGGGTTCGATGAAGGAGCACTGGAACCAGGCGGTCGGTCAGTACGTCTCCAATCACAGGGAGATGGACGACGCTCTCAAGCGTCGCTCAGAGGAGGCGTCGATCCGTACCGGTATCGACCACCAGTACGAGTACCTCTCGCCCGCCGAGATGAAGGACCCGAGCGCGCACGGGGTTTCGGAGGACTCCCTCGAGCCGACGCGTAAGCGCTTCGGCGACCTGTCGCCGTGAGCACCCCGACGCTGTCCCAGGTCGACGAACCCCAGGCCTCGCCCCTGGACGAGTTCGACCTCATCGGTGGCCTCGAGAACCTCTACAACATGGCGAAGGACAAGAAGCAGACCTACCTCTCGCTGTGGCGGCGCAACTGGCTGCTGGTGGTGGGCCGGCAGAACCGGGCGAGCGGGAACCAGCCCTGGTCCGCCAACGTCACCGACTCGGAGATCTTCCCGATCCTCTCCAGCCGCATCGCCTGGATCACCGACCAGAAGCTCCAGTTCGACGTGGCACCCCAGTCCACCCCCGGCTCGCCGTGGTCGGACCACATGACGATGCTGGGCACCCACATGGAGCAGCTGCTGGACACCAACTGGCAGGTGCAGGGCTGGGACAAAGAAGTGCTGTTGAGCCTGTGGGACTCCGCCATCTTCGGGGCCGGCGTGCTCAAGGCGGTCTGGGACGCCGGGCAGGACTCAGGCCTGGGGAACGCAGCCCTCAAGCGTGTCGACGTGTGGAAGTTCTACCCAGACCCGAACTGCACCTCAATGGACAACGCGGAGTACTTCTTCGAGGTCAATCGGATGTCCTACGCCGAAATCGAACGACGCTTCCCCGCCACCTCCAAGGCGCTGATCGACGAGGCTCTCCAGCATGGCGACGGGAGCGACAACACCACAGAGCGTCCCGTTTACGCGCCGAGCTCTGACTATCCCCTCGCCAACCCAGGCAACCTTCCAGGGTCGAACTCGAGCGTGTACGGCCTGCCAGGCCAGAGCCGCCGCAGCGGGGCCGATCAGTCCATCGAGAACGGTGTCTACGTCAAGGAATGCTGGATACGCCAGAACCGCCGGATCGAACGCGAGACGACCGATCCGGCTCAGGGACTTGGTGACGAAGATGTCGTCTATGACGAATGGCGGGTGATCGTCTACACCGGCCACACCGTCCTGCTGGACGAGTTGGCGCGGAATCTCTGGCAGCACGACCGCCATCCGTACGAGCGTTTCGTCGACGAAGAAGTAGGCGAGTTCTGGCCAACGCCGATCACCAGCCATCTCGCCCCCTGTCAGATCGCCATCGACCGCCTGCTCTCATCGATCCAGGGTAACGCCGAGTTGATCGGCAACCCGGTCTTCATGGATGTCGCCGGGTCGGGCCTGGCGCGCACCCAGATGATGAACCGCCCCGGCATGCGCGTGGAGGTCAACTCCTCGGCGCTGAACCAGGGCGGCGGACCCAAGTGGATGAACCCGCCCGAGCTTCCCCAGTTCGTCATGTCGACGGTGCAGTTCTGGATCGGGCGGATGGAGAACATCAGTGGGCTCTCGGGTCCCCAGAAGGGCCAGCCGGCCTCGGGCCGTCCGGCCCAGCAGACCGTGCAGGCGACCCAGGAGGCCGGCTTCGTCCGCATCCGATCCGCCCTGCGCAACCTCGAGCGAACGCTGGGGAGCCTCGGAGATCTGGTGGCCAACCTCATCGTCCAGAACTACGACGTGCCCCGGGTGGTCGCCATCGTCGGCGACGACGGGATGGACACCGCCATCCGCCTCGCAGCCCAGCACTTCTACATCCCCAAGCTGGACGCCAAGGGCAAGGTCATCTCAGAGCCGCTGAAGTTCGCGCTGGTGGTCAAGTGCGGCTCGAGCGCTCCGACATCGCGACAGGCTCGAATAGCGGAAGCCGACGCACTCTTCGCGATGCACGCCATCGACGCCCAGGCGGTGCTCCAGGCCCACGCGTGGCCCAACTGGCAGAGCGTGGTCGCCCGGATGCAGGCCCAGGCTCAGGCCCAGGCTGCCGCCCAGGCCCAGAGCAAAGGTGGTCAGGGCCAGCCACGGGGACCAGGAACGGGGCACCCTCACTAAGGAGGTCACCTTCACCTAGTTCTCCCCACAGTCGTCTGTGGGTAGTTGTTTCTCCTGGTCAGATATATAAAAGCCTTGTCTCCGCACCCTCACCCTCAGTTATCCACAGGCGTCGTCGTTGACGTGGACTGCAGTAAATGAGGGCCGCATCTTCACCGCGATGCCGTTCCTTAGGCGGCGCGAAAGGTAGTTGGCGTCTCCGCCGTTCGTGTGACGCTCTGTGAAATCCGCGGGAACTCGCCGGGAACTCAGTGCGTAGGTCGGATATCTGTCGCGCAGTTTGGGTACGATGTCAAGTGAACCTGCCTCGGGGTGTGGGAACTCCTCCGTTCAGGGTCGCTGCGGGTAGCCCCCAGGAGTGGCATCGCCGCCTGGGGGCTTCTCCGCGTCTAGGGTTCAAGCGTGGTTGCACTACTGGTCATATGGGGTGTGGTGGTCATCGCCTGGATCGTGTGGGAGGACCGCAAGTCCCCGCGCTACAAGCGGTGAACTGGAAGGCCCTCGGGGCATGCAAGAGGCATCCCGAGGTCGACTTCTTCCCTGACCCGAAGAAGGGCCGCTGGGCCAGCCATGAGGCCCGCAAGGTCTGCGACAGCTGCTTCGTGAAGGGCCAGTGCCTGGACGCGGCGCTCAAGCACGACGAAGCCGGCGTGTGGGGTGGCACGACCGAGACGGATCGCAAGAGGATCCAGGCGCGCTACGTCCGCCGGAAGGCCCTTGTCAAGGAGCGCCCGCGGGTGTGAATCTTCTTCCATGCCGTCACGCTCCCCGCGTAGCTCGAGGGCCATGGCCGACCATGAGCCCGCCACCGACAACAAGGCCTTCATGGTCCGGACCTCGGACGGCCACCGGGCCTACCCGCGCTACCCCGACGGCATCGACTTCGAACTGAAGCAGTGCGATGTCGAAGGCGACGTGGAGTTCACCCCGTCCATGCACGTTTCTGAGATCCGTGACTACAGAGAGGATTTCCGCTGATGGCTGGAGTACGGCCCCACAAGATCCGCACGCACAACAAGGGTGGACGCCACGGCGGGACTCCGCACTCGAGCAACGCCCGCCCGCCCCGCCCGGTCAGGGTGAGCCGGAGACATGGCCGCTAAGACCGGCAAGGGCCGACCTTTCAAGTCGCTCATCTTCAAGACCTACCGGGGCGGTGGCAATCGCCGCTCCGGCAACCGCCGATCAACAAGGAGACGCTGATGGCCACCTGGAACCTGCACATCGTCGCCGAGAAGGTGCTCGAGGACGTTCAGCAGATCGCCACCGACATCGCGAAGGTGATCACCGACGCCGGTCACAACATCGTCTCGGCGACGCTGACGACCGACGACGGCAGCCAGGACGTGACGCCGCCGCCCGCCCCGCCCGCAGAGGAGCCGACTGCCCCGGCAGAGGAGCCGACTGCGCCCGCCGCCGACACCGAGTCCGACACTCCGCCCGCCGAGGTGCCCGTCGACACCCCGCCGGCTTCCTGATCGCGTAAGGAGAGACAGACGATGTCTGCGCTCCGCTCCGAGAGGAGGTGAACCGACATGGCTCGTCACAAGCGAGGTGGTCGCAAGCACAAGCGGTAACCCGTAGAGGCCTCTCCCCTGGATGAGAGGCTTCTCCGGTCCTGGGTGGGGCGGGTTTCTCTCCCGCCAGAGGTAGCTCGTCCCACCCGGGACTCCCCCATCACAAGAGTCAGGAGGACTCAATGGCAACTCCCCCCGTCCCACGGGCGGCTAGCAACTACATGGGCAAGGGCGGCAAGACGAACGTCCAGATGCAGGGCCAGACCGACTCGGGAAGCTACGGCTCCGATGTCGACATCGAGCGCCGGACCCCTGCTCCGCCCACCGACGTGAAGCCGGCCTAGTTGGCTTCAGGGCCTCAAACCTTTGCCGAGGGCCTCCAAACCCTCGCATCAGACGCGATGCGGCTCGCCACCATGCCCGACGCCGACCCGGTGTTCTGCATGAAGCTCGCCCAGGCCGTGGTGGCCAAGGCGCGCACGCCGCATCCGCAGGGACCTGGAAACGCCAGCCCCGCCGCGCCAGGGGGCGCTCCTCCGGGCGCGCCAGGACCGGGCATCGGCCCCGCGGGCATGCCGGGAGGCGCACCGGGAGGAGCACCTGCCAACGGGGCGATGCCCACACAGGGCGCGCCGACGATGGGCCCGGGGCCGTCCGCCGGCCTCAACCCGCGCGCCAACAACGGTGACGAGATCCGCCGCATGATCGCAGGAGCGACCGCATGAGTGACGTACTGCCCACGGGCGAAGAGGAGCGCGAGGAGCTCGATGCGCCCGAACCCGATGCACTGGCCCAAGAACTCGGCATCGAACTCAACGCCGAGGACCGTGCCGAGGTGGAGCAGATGGTCGCGCACCTCAAGAGCCAGTTCGATCTGGATCCGCAAGAGGAAGCAAGCCCTGAGCCCGAACCATCCGAGCCTGAGGAGCAACCCGAAGCTCCCGAGCAAGAAGAAGAAGCCGCCCCAGAGCCCTCCCCGGTAGAGGCCGACGGCTGGATCTCCATCGACGGGCGCTCCATGCCCATCGCCGAAGCCCGCTCGATGCTC